TGGAAATCCATGTTTATGTTATGATTATTCTGATTTTAATATTCAGCACAGTCATAATATACAACAAATGGTAATTTATCATTTATTCAAAAAATATTGTAACAATATTGGTAATCAGCATGCTGATTTTAGTAGATTGATTAGCAACTATAGTAATAGTTTTCTTAATCAATTATATCTAGATCCCAATACTAATAGTTGGGTAAAAACCGAACGTGGTTTGTTTTCTGGTGCTAGACATACATCATTAATAAACACTGTTTGCCACTTAATATATAATAAGATAATTTTGAATAGTCTTTCTAATCAAGACTTGTTCACAAAACAAAAATTTCTTAATGTTTTAGGAGATGATATGATTTCTTTTTTTGAAAATGAAGAAGATCCTGAATTATATGTGAGTGAATCTTTAGCTTGTGGTTTTGATGCTAATATCAAAAAACAAATGATTAGTAATACATGTGGTGAATATCTACGTTTAATTTTTCTCGATGATGGAAAGGTTTATGGTAGTTTGTGTCGCAGTTTAACTAATTTTGTTCATGGTAATGTTGAAACTATAACTAAAACTTTTGGTTCAAATAAAGTAAACGAAATTGTACAGCAATTGAGTACTTTGTTTAGACGAGGAGGTAATTCATATAATTTACAAATTCTTTTAAATTATTTAAGTGCATATCATGTTATTGATATTCATAGTAAAGATTTTAAGATAAATATTAATGACATTCCGAATATGTTAAATATTGGAAGTTTAATTAATTATAGTAAAATTTGTGAAGATTTAAAAGTTCCTATTTTTGACGAATCATGTGTTCATAAAAGTTTATTGAATCATGATATAATTAATAAATTTTTGTTTATTTATGATGAAATCAAGAATGAACAAATATTTAAAGAAAATATTATTAAAAGCAATAAGGATAATAACCATTTAATAAATGTGTTTAGAGGTTTGGTTGATTATACAACCTATATTTCTCAAAAGTTTAGAATTGAATGGATTGACAAAAATAGTCGTGCCGATTTTAATGTCAAACTTATTGTAGATCAAATTTATGATCAAGTGACTAAAAGAAATGTAATTAAGGATAAAAACGCTAATAAGAAGATTCAAATTGGTAAAAATAATTATAAACTAATTGAAAATCGTCTTAAAATGATTGAAATTTTCAAAGAAAAGAAATTAAGCTTAATTAATGAAGGCAACGAAAAATTAATTTTCGATAAGTTTGTGAATAAATCACAAAAGTTAAGGAAATTATCAAAAAATAAAGAATATGAAAGGAGTATAACTAGTAAAATTGCTCCTTTTGTTAAAAAAACATTTTTGACTAAGTTTAAAAATGTAATACGTGGTAAATATTTCAAAATTGAAGAGCTTGAAAAAGCTAATTTACTACAAAAAGGTAAGATAATATGTTTAGATTTTCAAATAGATCTAATATTTAGATTACCTCCTGAATATCAAAGTATATTCATGACAACAAATTTGTCAAATGGGT